ATGCAAGCATGGCAGCAAGTGAAAGTGATGAACCCCGACAGCGAACACGCAGACCGCGCCGGTCTGGTCGTGCGCGTGGAGCGCAAGGGTGACTCGGACATCGTTTACGTGAACCTCGACGGCACGGCAGACCGCCATGCCGAGGTGGTGTCGTTCGCAGACGCAGAACTGGCAATCCTGTAATGCAACTGGCCGGTTTCAAGATCGGGGACCGGGCGCTGATCTGCGCCCGGGACGAGTTTTATGCCTTCGTGGACGGCTGGCGCGGCACCGTCACGGGTTTTCAGTCGGGCTGCGTGGTGGTCAAGGGGCCGGGCATGGTCGGCCAGGGCATGCAGGGCGGCGCGGACGATGCGCCAGAAATCACGCTGTTTGTGCCAGCGGACCAGCTTTCGCACACCGTATAAATGCGCTTCTTTCGCGGTCAAGCCATCGAAGAGGACAGCGAGTTCGCTGCCAGGATGGTCGAAGAGTTCCCCACCCGTTGGCAGCATCGCCTATTGGGTCGCTGGGAACGCAGCCGCCAGAAATTCAATCCAGCAGACGCCAGCCTGTGCTATCCGTACCACGCGAATAGTGGGGCCAATGCCGAACTATTGCGGGTGGCCTCGCGGCTTTCGGATGTCCGTTTGCCACTGGACGCGCAGGATTCGCACATTTGCGAGGAGGCGGACAAGCTGGCGGGTCGGTGCCGTGCATTGGGGACCGCCACAGTGGCAGGGGCAAAGCCGGGGCCATGGGCCTTGGGGTATGTCTTGGCAGGGTTTCCAGAGCGCAGGCTATTGGACACCCCCGCATTGCAACGGGCCGCAATGGGGCGCATCGCATTGGCATACGGAATTGAGCCACCAGAGCCATGCTATGACGACGGCCCCGCAATGGCCCGCATGATGGACGCCCAATGGTGGCGGCGCAAGCTGCGCAATGTCCACGCCAAACAGGTGGAGGGCGCGGCTATTGGCCTGGGCTACGTGAACCGCAATGCAGACCCCTACATCAGCAACGAGTCGGTGTGGCGGCGTGCCCAGCAGAACGAGCGCAACGCGGCCAGCCTGGAGGCCACCATCGCCACCAACGAGGACGGCCAGGAATACACGCTGGCAGAACTCGCGGCCACCGGACCAGCCAACAAGGCCATCCGACGGGCCGAACTCATGACCCGCATTGCAGGTTTTGAACGCATCGCGGACGGCCTGGGCCATGTGGGGGTGTTTTTCACAATCACATGCCCAAGCCGGATGCACAAGTGGGCCACCCGCAAGGGCGGGGGCGTTATCGAAAACCCCAAGTATGACGGGACGCTACCCAATGACGCACAAAAACACCTTGCCAAGACCTGGGCCAGAATCCGCGCGGCTCTTGCCCGTCGTGGCATTTATCAATACGGCTTTCGGATTGCTGAGCCCAACCACGACGGGACACCTCACTGGCATGTCTTGGTCTTTCTTTCACCCCACTACCGGGGGGACCGTGGCAGATGTGCCGTTCGCCGTCTTTTCGCACTGGTACGACGGTACGCTTTAGGCAAGGGCACAGACCGCACAGAGCGCGGGGCCAAGCGCCATCGGTGCGACTTCAAGCCCATCGACAAGGGGCGGGGCAGTGCGGCGGGCTACATCGCCAAGTACGTCAGCAAGAACATTGACGGCTACCGCCTGGACAAAGACCTGATAGGCAATGACGCGGTGGAGACATCGCACCGGGTCGAAGCCTGGGCCAGCACATGGCGCATTCGGCAATTTCAGCAGATCGGCGGGCCACCCGTGGGCGTGTGGCGCGAACTGCGCCGGGTGGAGTCCGTGCCAGCCAATGCACCGGTCCACCTGATCGCGGCCCATGCGGCAGTCAACAAAACCAAGGCCCTGGACAACCTGAGCGACAGCCAGCAACAGGTAATCAAGGGTGCCCATTGGGACGCCTACGTGAACGCGCAGGGCGGGCCATTCTGCGGGCGCAAATACACCATCCGGGTCGAAAAAGCGGACCTGGGCACCGTGGGCAAGTACGGGGAGGCCATTGGGCCGGTCCCCATTGGAGTATCAACGCTGGAGCAGGCGCGCATGCCTGGGTCCGGCTTGGCTTATGTGCGGCGGCTGATCGTGGAATCAGCGCGGCACGTTTGGGCCATCGCCCGCAAGGTCGCGGCGGTGGTGAGTTCGGTATTCAAAGCGGCTTCGCCGCCTTGGACTTGTGTCAATAACTGTACGGGGGAAGATGATGGGACAACGGAAAACGTATCGGGAGATTACCGAAGGGGCAGTCAAAACGGCCAGGGAGGGCTGGGACGAGGCACCCAAGCATATCAAGGTGATGGCCGGGGAATACGTTCAACCGCTGATTGAGGCGCTGGACGCGATCAACAACGAGTTGGACATGATCAGGGAGCAAATTCTCAATGGCTAAAAAACACATTGGCACCTGTCCGTGCCCACTTTGCGGCGGTGCTGTGCCGTTGGAGGAAAACGAGGCGGGCACGCTCTCATTCCGCTGCGTGCCGTGCGACTGGTCGCCATACTTCAAGGCGCACACCGACAGCAACAGGATTGTGCGGGCAAGCGCCACATTGAAGGCGGCACCAGCACCGGCACCGGAGCCCATCGCGGCAAAGCCGGAACCGAAACCAGAGCCAGCGCCGAAACCGGCTCCGGCCCCCGCCGTCAAGCGGCACGTACTTTTTGGGTGACACCATGGCAGACACACAGACAGCAGCACCAGCGGGACCGCTGGACCACCTTGACGAACTGGCCGCGACGGTGGACGCGGACGCTACCGGCACACTGCCCAATGGGGAGTTGATCGCGGACCAGCCTGCGCCCGTGGACTACGCCACCGAAGCGGCGGCATCGGTGGACATGTTCGCGGCCCTGGTGGGCGGCTACTGCGCACCGGCTGGTGCACTGTTCACAGACGACAAAAAGAAGTCCATCGCGGGCGCACTGGCCCCCGTGCTGGAGAAATACGGATTCACCTTCGGGGCATTGCCGCCAGAAATCACCCTGTTGATCGTGGCCGGTCCCGTTCTGTACCAATCGTCCAAGCTGGTGGCCGCGCAGATGCGCCAGGAACAGGCGGTAGCCAAGGCGGCGGCACCAGCACCGGCCACAGTGGAAACCATAAACACCGGGCCGGAGGTCAAGCGCCACCCGCAAGAAAAGCTCTACCCGGCATGAGTGGCAACAACAACGCGGCAAAGGTCGTGGGCATCATGGGGGCCACCGGCTCGGGGAAGTCATACACGCTGCGCCAGTTCCTCGCCAGGTCCAAGATCGCAAAACACCGGTCAATTTTCTGGTCACCAAAAGAGGCCATAGACCGGTATCAAGACCTCTACCCGGGCAGCGTGGTGTGCACCACCACCACGGCGGTGCTGAACGAGGTCAAGCGGGCCGGACCGAAAGGGGCGTGCCATGTTGTATTCGTGCCCACGCTGAACAAAAAAAAGGACAAGGCCCTGTTCGGGGTGGTATGCAAGATCGCCAAGGCGGCGGGCAATATCGCCCTGATCGCGGAGGAAATAGGAACCGTGGTGGAGCCCAATGGCGGCGCGGACGGCTGGTATGAACTGGTGACCATGGGCCGCGCCTACGGCGTGGAAATGTTCGCCTTAAGCCAGCGACCGGCCAGCATCGACAAGGACTTTTTCAGCAACATGAGCTTGTTGCACGTCGGGCGCATGAACTACGACGACGACGTGAAGGTGTGCGCCAAGGCGCTGCGCGTACCGGCCACCGACGTGGCGAATCTGGTCGGGTACCAGTGGATCGAGCGCGACATTTTGACCGGCAAAACAACAAGGGGGTAAACCATGTGTCACTTCGATATTCAATGGCTGGTAGACCTGACGGCAGTAATTCTTCTGTTGTTTTTTCTGAGACTTATTTGGTGGTTTTTGACAGATCGTTGAAAAAAAACCACACCGGCACGGCAAAAACAAGGGGCTCCATTGGAGCCCTTTCCATTGGGCGGCTTTCTGGATTTTTGAGGGGTGGGGCGTGACATTCGGGTCGTCCTTCTTTCAACCCCTTGGAGTTTTCCAAATGAACGCACACGTCAAGAGCTACCTGATCTTCATCGCCTACATGGCCGTCACAAAGATCGTGGTTGCACCCGTCGCCAAGCAACTGAACATCCCCGTGGTTTCCACCATCCTCGCGTAAGCCGGGCCACCTGGGAACACCATCATGCTGCTGATTAAAAATCTGCCTTTCTCCAACGTCGCGGCCTCTGGCGTGGCGTCTGTGTCGCTGCCCGTGGGCATGTCGTACAACCGAATTTTTCTTGCCTTGTCGGGCGGTGCCTTCACCAAGTCCATGATCACCGACATCAAGGTGAAGCTCAACGGCAAGGTGATCTACCAGAACACCGGATCACGCCTGGACCTGATCAACACCTACCGCAAGCGCGGCGTGTCTGTGTCGTACCTGTGCATCGACTTTACCGAGCCGGACGCAAAGGACATGGGCGAGCAGTTCATTGGCAACGTGAACACCGCGCAGAACGTGTCCAGCTTCACCATTGAAGTGACCATTGCCGGTGCCACCACGCCCGCCCTGGACAGCTATTCCGAGTTTGGCCCACCCGCACCGCTGGGTGTCATCGCCAAACAGATTCTGTTCACCACCTCGTTCGCGGGCTCGGGCAAGTTCCCGTTCAAGCTGATCGACGTCGCCAACCGTGGCGCGATCATCAAGCGGGTTCACTTTGCCCACACCGGCAACGTGACAAATCTGGAGGTCAAGAAAAACGGCATTGTGATGTTCGACAACATCCCAACCGCCATGAACACCTTTTACCAGTTGGACTACAACAAGGTGGCGCAGACCAACCTGTACACCTACGACCCGTGCTTGGACAACAACTACTCCAACGCAGTCAAGACGCAGGACATGGTGAGCCTCGAATTCAACCTGACCACCAGCGCGGCGGACACTGTAACGGCAGTGTTGGAAGTGCTTGACCTGCTCGGCAACATGTAAAGGGGGCCAAGATGTCTCTTGGCGATTGGGGGGCAACCCCCGCCGATAACAACTGGGCCATTGATGGCTCGGCGGTCGGTCCACAAACGGACGGCACCTATGCCATCCCGGACCTGGGCCAATCCATCCAGCCAGCCGATGCGGGCGGCGGTTTGCCTGCTGACTACTCCAGCGGCGTGCTTGACATTTTCAAGTACGGCGTGGGGGTGTGGCAGCAGCAGCAAAACCAAAGCCAGTTGCTCGACTACAAGCGGTTTGAAGCCACGCAAAAGGGGCTTGTCCAGCAGGGCCAACCCGTGCTGTTTACCACTGGAGCCAACGGTCAGGCATCGCCCACCGTGTGGCTGTTCGGCGGCATCATCTTGCTGGCTGTCCTGCTGACGCACAAGGGGTAAGCCGTGCAGCTACCCTTTGCGATACCGATCAACACCTCGGCGGCGTCCAGTTCGTCGAGTGACCCGTTTTTCGGGTCGCTGATCACGTCCATGGATTCGTCCGGGTGGACGGTCAACTTTGGCGACGGTGCCACGCAGACAGCCACCACGGGGGACCGTGGGGGCAATAGCCTGATCAGTGACCCGGCCAAGACCACCAGCGCATACCCGGTGAGCATTCCGCAGAACGCGGGCAGCATCGGCACGCCAACCGGGGCCGTCATGGGTCCGGGGGCAACCCAGCAAAACCCGGCAGCGGCTGGAGCGCAGGGCGCGGGCCTGTCCATGAACATGCTGTTGCTGTTCGGCGGCGCGGTTGCGTTGATTCTGCTATGGAAGCACTGACCGTCAACCGCGTACCGGCTGCGGCCCTGGTGGACATCATGGCCGCGCTGGAGTCCGACAAGACCGACACCACGGCGGGTGCGGTGTCGGCGCTGGAGGCGTGCGGGCAACATGCCAGAGGCTACACCGTCAAGCAGGGCGACAAGACCGTAATGGCCTACCTGTTGGCGTTTCAGGACTGCGCAAAAAAGCGCGTGTGCTGGGTGGTCGGTGCCAGGGGCAACGCACCAGGACACGATCTGACCGACGAGGTGTTGCCAGTGATCGAACAGCAGGCGAGGGAGGGTGGGGCGCAGCAAGTCGCCATCACCACCAAGCGCCGGGGCCTTGCCAAAAAAATCTGTGAATCCGGTTTCCAAGAAACCGGGCGCACCTACCGAAAGAACTTGCAATGAGCCTGTTTAGTCCGGAAAGCAATCCGAGCACGACAAACCAGCAGACCACGAATACCAGTTACGCGGATAACCGGTCTGTCAGCGACAACCGCAACTACTCCACGATGACGGCCATCGGGAGTGGCAACGTCGGTAGCACCCTATCGGACATCGGAAACACCGAAACCAATTCGCGCAATGTCACCAACACCACCACCAACACCAGCGTGGTGGCAACGGACTTCGGAGCGGTGCAGGGCGCTCTCGCCAGCAATGCCAGCACCACGCAGGGCGCTTTGGACTTGGCAAAGGTACTGTTTTCCAAATCGCAGGACACGTTGGATGCCAACGTGCAATTGGCGGGTCAGCTTGCCAGCGGTGCCAACTCGGCCTACAGCGATGCCACGGCGCAGGCCACCGGCAACAAATCACTGATCATGGTCGCCATCGCAGCCGTTGCGCTGGTGGCCGTCGTCATGCTCAAAAAGAGTTAAGCCACCATGCAAACCTATACCCAAACCTTCGCGGCAAATCAGACTTGGGTTCTGAACATCACCGGCAAATACTTCGTCACGCTGGATTGCACCAACCCGCTGAACGTGCGCTTTTACAAGGCAGGGCAAAAGCTCGACCTGGGCGACATTTCGGGACTGGGGCGCGGCCTGGAAGTCGGGCCGCTGGCCGGGCTCAAGGAAGAAAACGCCTTTGACCGGGTGGAGATTGATGTCACCGGCCCGGATACCGTCAAGATCGGCATCGGCAACGGCGCGGCCCGCTACAACAACTCGCTTGCAACCGTGGTGGTCACGCAGAACGCACCAGTTCGGTCGGTGGCATACGCCAACACGCAAAAGACCGTGACGAACGCATCGGCGCAACTGATCGCGTCCAATACCACGCGCACCTACCTGCTGATTCAGAACAAGGATGGTTCCGGCAATCTGTTCCTGAATTTTGGCGCGGGCGCGGCCACGGCGGCGAACGGCATCAAGGTGCAACCGGGCGGTGTCTACGAACTGAACGGAAACCAAAGCACGCAGGCCATTCAAGCGACTGGCGACATTGCCAGCAATGCAAACATCGTCGTGGTGGAGGGCTGATCATGTTGACGTCAGGCACCTACAGCGGAATCAAAAGTGTCCAGCGCGGTCAAATAACCATCGGCGCAACGTCGGCCAGCCAGACGATTGCATCGGTGAATCCGGCGAAGGCGGAAGTTCGATATTTGGGGGGAGCATGCAATGACGCTGGTTCAAACTCAGTCCAGGTTGAGGCATACGTATATCTGGCAAACGCAACTACGGTGACGGCAGTAAGGGCGCTTGCATCGGCAGCGGGCACAACCGTGTCATTCGAAGTCACAGAGTGGAACTAATGGACTCCAAAGCCTTGGCAATCGTGGCGGCATCCGGCGTGGCAGCGGCCTACATGGTCGCCCGCTGGAGCATGCAGGCCAGCGACGGCCAGGCCGTGGACGCGGCAGCACCCACCACCACCGACACCACCACAACGGACATTTTCGACATGATCACTTCACCCATTAAATCGGCCTTGGGACTCTGGCACGCGCCGGCCCAATACGCCGGGGCCATTGCGGACGCGGAGGCACGCTACAGCATCCCTACGGGCATGCTGGAGCGCCTGCTGTACCAGGAAAGCCACTACCGCGCCGACATCATCAGCGGGGCCAAGGTATCACCAGCCGGTGCGCTGGGCATTGCCCAATTCATGCCCGCCACGGCGGCAGAAATCGGCATTGACCCGCTGGACCCGTTCGCGGCCATCGACGGGGCAGGGCACTACCTACAGCGGATGTACCGCCTGTTTGGCAACTGGACGCAAGCCCTTGCCGCCTACAACTGGGGCGCGGGCAACGTGCAGCGCAAGGGCCTCGCCAATGCACCGGCAGAAACCGTCGCCTACTACTCCAACATCCTGGGCGACGTGAACGCCGCCAGTGGCACCAGCTACGCATAACGAAAGGGCAAACCATGAGCAAGAAAAACATGATTTACGCGGGCATCGCACTGGCCGTGTGGTACTGGTACAGCAAGCAACCCAAGGCCGCGGCATGAAATCCGATACCCTACTGATCGCAGGCGCGGCGGCGGCGGGCCTGTTTCTGGTCTACAAAATGACCCGCACCGCACCCGGCACCGCGACCGGCATCGGCATCCTTGCGCCCAGCACCGGCACCGCGCAGACCCTGAACAACAACGGCACGGTATCCATTCCGAATACCGCGTTGCCAGGACAACCAGGCTGGGCATGGCAGAACTTCACCGACGGCACCAGCATTTCGCCGTCGGGTGACTACTACATGAACGGCGTTCTCGTCTGGAAGGCGTCTCCATGAAACACCTACTCTGGTACGGCCTGGGGGCCGTCGCCGTTCTGATGTGGAGCCGGGGCCGCACCCAGCAAAAGCAGGAGACCATTGTTGAAGCCGGAATGCATCAGGACGGCAGCAACTGGATGGGCGATATGTGGCAGCGCCTAGCGGGCACCGATCTGACCTATGCCGGTTTCAACAACATCGGCGGAACGGCTGCGGCAGACGTGTCCAAGGTCACGATGGCGCAAATCCCCGTCGCCGGGTGGCCCAATTGAAAACCGAAACCATCGCCATCCTGGGCGGCATTGCCGCGCTCACTGTCATCTACCTGACCAAGCAGGCGGCGACGGCGGGCACGCAGCTATTCCAGACCATTGGCGATGCCGTGGACCCCACCAACCCGGACAACATTGCCTACGCCGGAATCAACAAGGTTGGCACCGTGCTGACCTCGCCCGACGGCGCGGGCCGCAACGCAGATGGCACATTCACGTTTGGTGGCTGGGTTTATGACATCACCCACCCGCAAACCGTGTACGCACGCGACAACATCACCAACCCCAATGCCGCCACATGGTGGTAAACCAAAGGAGCAACCATGAACCTGTTTCAAATCTTTTTCAATCGCCTCAAAGAGCCCAGCACCTGGGCCGGTCTGGCATCCATCGTGCCACTGTTGCCCATCCCCGGCGCATCGGGCTGGCAGATGATCGCCAGTGGCCTTGCCGCCGTGCTGGCAGTCTCCATCCCGGAAACCAAGGCTTGATATGGACCTGATGACCGCCCTACAGGTGCTAGGGCCACCGCTGGCCGTGTATGTGGGCATCCGTGCCGACATTGCGGCCATGCATGTGCGCCTCGACCATCTGGAGCGCGACCTCTACAACAAACCCAAGACTTCATAGGAGGCCACCATGGCAACACATAAAAAGCACCACAAGACCCCCCCACGCGGCAAAAACGGGCGCTTCAAAAAGCGCAAGTAATCGGCTAGGATGTGGGCTCTTTTAAAGGGAGTCCACATGAGAAAATCCATCATCGCGCTGGCCTTGGCCGGTGCTTCTGCGTTCGCCTGTGCCACCGGTCCCTATGACGGTGTGTATGGCGCGATTGGCTCGACAAACTATGTCGTCGTCATGCAGAACGGCTCCACACTGGCGACGGCGGTTCTTGCAACGGTCTCAAACGCGCCAACCGTAAGCTGGGGAAGCGCCACCAAGGGCTATGTCACGCCGTCACAAATAGGCACCTGGGTGGTAGCTATTGGCCCCATCATTGGGAACAACGCCACCCTGACCAGCACCAGCGACACGAGCGCATGTACAACCGTCACCAGCGTGAGATTTGACGGTGCTGGGAATTTGACGGCAACCGACACATCGTCAACGCCTACCGCGCTTGGGCTGGCGAGCGGCTATAAATGCTGGCCTGCGGGTTCGGGTGTGCCGGTGAACATGACGCGGGTTTTCTAGGGATGGGCGGCGGGCTGTGCGGCCCGTCCACCAGCGGGTCATTGGCCGCGCCGGTATCGCTGATCGCCAGCACCCGGGCCAGCCGCGCCGATTCCACCGCCAGGGCCTCGCCACGGGCGCGCGCAAGGCCTTGGGCGTGCATGGCCTCGTTTCCCACATCCACGGCGGCAGAATGCAAACCAGCGGGCGTCAGGTGCCATAGCGCCAGCAGCGCCGCGCGTGGCGCATTCTCGTCGGCCAACCAGCGCCGAAACGTGCGCTCGCCCACATCCAGGTATTTGCAAACCTCGTCCTGTGTCGCGTGCAGATCGGCCATCAGATCGCGCAGGCAACTCCCATTCAAACCCTTTGGGGCGTATGACTTCATGATTCCACCCCTGAATCGGTAATCCTGACTCTGTGGTCAGGTTTCGGGGTGGAATTGTCAGCAAGCGGCCAGGATGCAAAGCCGCAATAAGCCGGTGAATCGTCGAAGCCGCTCCAGCAGAAAGTAGACGCGGCCAAAATGTCTACTTGATACGATGTATATTATCGTTAAGTTACAGAAAGAAGCGCACAGTTAACATGCTTATAGCATGAGATAACGAAAGTTAATCGAAAGAATAGGCCGGTTTTTACTGGCCATTTTTTCGCCTAAAAGTTAGTTTCGCCTGTTTGTTTTTGCTATTCAATTGATAGCGATTTTTAGCGTGAGCTGGTGGAGATTTTGAGGCTGTAAGGGTAGGGCGTTTTCCTACGGAACCGGGCTCTATGGCTTCGCCACTGAGTCTACGTCTCAGCCCATTCGGGTAACGATCCCTAACGCGGGTGCTTGTCTCTTTCGCCGCCCCTTCACTGTTTCCCTGAGTGCTTCGCTATTCCTCCAGAAGTCTGCCCCAGTTCGTCCTGGCCTGCCTGGGGTGTTCATAAAGCTTCGCTTTACAAAGCTTCCCCATTCATTCCAGGCCGCCCAGGTGCCGCTATCTTCCGGGCGAAGAACTCAGGGAAACGGTGACAGAGCAAGGCCAGCGAAAGCAGCCAGCTACCCCACAAAGGGGGAGGGCTCTGAATCTAGGGACCCGGTAACTTTGGAAGGCAGAAAACCATGATTGCAAAGAACTACATCAAGCACCCGGAGGCGTTGCGCTTTCAGCGTGAAATGTTCTCGAATGGCTATCACAATAGCCCACGCATCATGCGCCTGATGGAAGTGATTTTCTCGTTCGCGGCCGCAGTACCCCAGTGGGTCAAGGACATGAAGAAACGCGCCGCCGATCTGGTGAAGCACTGGAAAGCCGGTCAGATCGGGCTTAACTTCAAGGCACCAGCCAAGCCAACGGCAATGATTCCAGGTTTTTTCTATGGCCCCAGTGGGGAAACATGGTCAGGTCGTGGAATGACGCCTAAATGGCTGCGCTCACTGGTGGACATGGGCGACCAGCGGGAACAATACCGATTCAATGGGACGCATTGACCAGCATTTTTTAGAAGGAGTAGACTTTAGGCATGGAACTAGAAATTTACAGCGCATTCGTTAAGGCCGGCGTGTCCGAATTGGACGCGAAAGCGGCCGTGGATTCAATCAGCAAGGAAATTGATAAACGGTATGCATTGCACTCTGCACAACTGGCCACCAAAGGCGATTTAGCCGAGGCAAAGGTGGAAATCATCAAATGGACCATTGGCAGCATGCTTGCAGCCGTTGGGCTTTTTGCGACGATTATCAAGATCTGGCATTGACCAGGAGATACCAATAGTGAAGGCCCCGAGGGGCCTTTTTTTATGGCTATAACGAAGAGCGCCTAACCCAGTGAATTGCCGCCAACGCTTCTAGATCTCCAGAATTACCGGTTTCCGCTTTAACTTCCGCCAACACCACGGCAGGGTCTGCGCCTGGGTTGCCTTGCGCCGTGTCTTTACGAGTGGTCTGCGGGTCATTCTGACCGGATGCCGGAGCCACGGTGCCAGGGTTGACCGGAACTGTCCAATCTTGGAAGAAGCCACGCGAAACAATTTGCTTGCACAGATCAAATGGGGTATCCATTCTGGTGCCTTGCTGGGTGAAGCAATCGCAACGCTTGCCCATATGGACGCAGGCCGCTGGATAGGGTGCCGTAGTGGGCTTTGTCACCTCGTCATACCTGGGCGCAGTTTGAGGCAGGCCAGGGATGCGTGGGGTGTAACTGGCGAGCATTTCCGCCGTGGACATTGGCGCAGGCCTGTCACCTTGAACCGTTCGTGGTGCAGGTGCCGCACCTGAAACACCGGGAGCCGACGCAACAGGCGTAGGCGTTTGCCCCGCCACTTTCTGCAAGGTCTTGAAACCAAACCAGCCAAGCGCCGGAACAATGACGAGGCAAGCCACAAGGACGTACAACTGCTTAGGAATGCGAGTCTTAGCCGTGTGAATCGTTGCAGAGTCGTACCAATGAAATACCTCCTTTGGCTGCGCACGTGTCGTAACTTGCGCCGACTTACCCGAACCGTCTTTTTCGCAATCCATGCGCACCGCATCCCACTGGAGAACGTTGGTCAAACTGGTGCCGCCAAACTGGCGTTTTAAATGTTGATGCCAGCCAGGAGCGCCAATGATCTTGCGCACGAAAGCATCAATATTGGCCGGATGCTGTGTGAGCAGAAAGAAATCAAAACCCCGCGAACGATGCTCGGCGAGCATACGGATCGGCTCAGGCACCGTAGAGCCGTTTGATCTGACTGGCATGTCGTTATGACATTCGTCAATCAAAAAAATCGTCCCATCGGGCTCAGCTTGCCATTCCTTGAAATCAATCACTTTCCAATCAAATTCAGCCAGCTTTTCCGGCTTGATTTTAAAGCGGCCATTGACGCATACACGCCGGTTTTCTTTCAATTGCATCGCCCGCACGTCAGCAAGCGTGAACAACGTTTTGCAAGACCCATTAGAACCAGTGCGCAAGTAAATCATTTCTTAGCCCACTGCTTAACAGTGCCGGAAGTCATACCGTTAATGCCCATCTTGACAACCACCGCCGAAATCATCATCGAAACACAAGAGCCAATTTTCAACAGCGCCATCATGCCGACAATCTCGGGTGGCAAAGAAGTTGCACTTTGAACAAACTGCGTTTTCAGAAAATCAAGCGCCACATCAACACCCGCATATGTCACTACCGCCATACCAGCACCGGCCAACATACTACCGGCCACCGAACCCGCAATACTCAAAAGCATGTTACCGATCAACGCAGCAATCCAACCCATAGTTACCCCCTCGTCACAATACGAATGCACAGAATGAATGTCACAGCCTGAAGTAGTACACCCAGGCGAGCAAGCCAAAGATTGACCGTGCCAAACGGTATTGACACCTGGGTATGGCCTATCGTCACGGTCTTATCCTGCATGCCGACTGGAGTACCCAACAATTCCGTTTGATTGAACGATGCGCCCGAAATGGTGACGGTGGAATTGCCAGGAAGGTTGCCGGTCTGGTCCCCTGTTTTAGTTACGGCCAAATCGTAAAGAGGCGTAACAACATGAGGGTCCTGCAAAACACAGTTCGTGGAGAAAGTCGCCGCAGCAATAGCACATTCAACCGCATCGCCCGAGCAAGCAGGAGGTGCACCGCAGGCTCCAGCAAACGAACTGTCAGGTGTGGTTTTACACATTTGCGCCTGCGGGTTTTTGGTGCAGAAGTCGCCTACAGGGTCATTGCTTGGAGTTTGCGTACCGGAGCCACTCTGACCATTTGCACCACCGGTGCCATTTGCACTACCAGCCAGTTTTCCAGCAGCAGCCGCAGCCGCATCATCCCCGGCTTGCGTTGAACTCCCACCTGTCAACATGGTGGCGGTAGACGTTTGCCCCGCGATGGCCCCAGCCTGAGCCGCTTCAGCCGTGGTGCCACCGTTGATAAGCACATTTGCCGCCGCTTTGTTGGCAGCAGCGGACGCAGCCGCCGCAATGGCCGTAATTTGTGCAGGGGTGGCACCGGCAGCCGTTGCAATCTGCGTAGCACGATCTGACGCAGCTTGACCCGCACCCGCAGCACTACCGGCTTGCATGGTGGTACTGGAAGACGCGCCACTGTTTGCAGCCGAACCAGCAGCGGAACCAGCAGCAGCGCCAGCCGCTTGTGTCTGTGTATACGTTGCACCATTACGGCTCGCTTGAGCGGCAGCATCCCCCGCAGCTTTTGCGGCAGCATCCGAAGCGGCATCCGAGTAGCCCGATGCCTTAGACGCAGCACGAGCGGCAGCAGCGGCAGCAGCGGCAGCAGCAGCAGCCCGGGCATCTTTAGACGCTTGCGACTCCACAGGAAGGCAGATGGTGGTGCCGTTAAAGGCCCCCTCTTGACCTGAACATGGCGGTTCATTTCCTTTTGGTGGCGTAGTCGTGGGGATGCCACACGCAGCGCCTGTCGTGGTGCCAGTCACATAGAGCGTAAAAAAGCTATGACCATGGTTACCGGGTTGTTCCCTTGGCATAGCGGTAGACGCGTAATTAACAGCGCACAACGAGCCGTTTTTACTCATGCAACCAGGGTCTTTTGTTACAGCGTACTGAGCCGAGTACGCAGCCACGTAATCACCCGGACTCCCCCATGCAGTGTCGAAAGTCGTGGGAGCCGTGTTGCCAACGCCGCACGAGCCAAACGAGCAGGACGAGCCGCTAGCATCTTGCGTATAACCCGACGAGCATGAGCAGCTACTACCGCCCAACGTGGAACCAGAGGGACAAGAGTAAACCGGAGGGACGGCAGTAGGTGTTGAAACTGTTATCGAATAAGAATAAGCCTGACTAAACGCCCCGCCGTTATAAGAGGTTTCAATATTACAAACCGTTGTGGTACTCGTCGCCGCGACACGCTCAGCAAAAGACGCGCCAAGTACCGGACCCATGACAGCTACTTGACTAGAACAAGCGCCAGCCGGTGTACCTGATGACGCCGGTGAGTACGGTCCCTGCGATTTATAGACCGGGGAACACGGTGACACCGTACACACATTGGTGTTCGTTTGGGTCGCAGGGAATGACGCGTAGCTTGACGTGGGGAGCCACGACACAACCAGCAGCGCCAGGACAAAAACTAAGCGGTGAAGATAAGCCATATTGCCGGAAGGATTGCAAGGAGGACGAAAAGACCCATGGTGACTCCGATAGATTCATAAATGCACTGCGGCCGCAATGCATTTAAAAACCTGAACGGTTAGGCCATCGCAGCGCGTACCCAGCGGAAGGCCTTCACAGCCACATGGACGCCCATCACAGCCGCGCCGACGACACCAATCGCCGTCAGAGCGTCAGTAATGGCCGAGGTGATTGCCGAGGTATCCATGGCAGCGTGAGAAGCGCCAGCAGCACACAAAGCCACAGCGCCAACGGTCAGAACACGTTGCAAGCGGATTTCAATTTTGGAGTTCATTTCAGTTTTCACTTTCAGTTGATGAAGGACCATCGTGTAAAGAACGGATGACTGCGCGAAATGAGAAGCCCACCGCCCACGCGCCGACGATGTAAGCGGCTAGCGTTAGGGATGCCTCTACGTCGATTGACAACAGAGGCGAATCAAGTTGAATAACAACGGTGCATGGACTGACCGTGCACGTAACCATGGTGTCGGCCATTACTTCCAACCGCCACCGGTCATTTGCTGCATATCGAGCGCCTTTCGGTCTTCCTTGTCCGCAATGGCTTTCGATTCTTCAGGGCTATCAACGTCTTCGTTATCAACCCAAATATGTTTTTCCACACCGCACACCGTTATGGTGTGGAAATGGCCATTTGAAGGCGCAGCAACAGGCCCGGAGAAGCTCGGAACACCACCACCCGAGCCAGCGCCACCGTTATTTGCGAACCACCATTTGCGATGTGCATCGCTTGCAAATGTCATATCAATTCCCGGTGTAATCGTTTGCCGTGCCCAGGCGATCCAGGTCAATGACGATGGCCTGATCTTCGAAATCGCAGTGGTCTTCAAAAAGCTGTCCAGCGGCCTCCATATCAGCCACCACACCGCAGCCCGCTTCACGCAGGCTCGGAACCCATACGGGCTCGCCGCCGTCCTCGGACGGTGCCAAGAACCGACCGGTGTTGAGTGACTGGATAAGAAGGCGCATGGTTAGGCAGCGGCTTTGGCCGTGGTCGCGGTATTTGGACGGATGCCGAGCAGCACAACGTTCGATTTGTTGTCAGCGCCAGCCGTGATTTCGAAATCGCACATGCAGGGCAGGCCACCGATAGGCCAGGACTTGGAAAGGTGCGCCCACTTTTCGAACTCGGAGGCATCGCCAAATTTGAATGGGCGGGTGACAACACCCAGGGAACGGCCCGCGCCGTTTTCGGCAAGGTCAACATTCAAATGGAAGGTCGTGGAGCTGAAGGCTTTGCCTTCAAAGTCGCCCTTGCTTTCCTTGATGCCGGTACAGATGGCAACGTTTTGAAACTTCATTTTTTTTCCTTATGCCCTGGGTTTAAGCCGTTGCGAATGCAGGGCCAGCATTCCGACTGAGTGACGATGTAGAGGCCGCGCTGAATGCCGCTTGCAATTCCAGCGGGTTGAACTTGCGTAGACGCCCTGGAACTTTGTTGACGTTCCAATCGCAGATTTCATGAAGCTGCGATTCGGAGAGATAGCGCATGGCCGTGCTGATTGATTGCGCCGCCGTGTTGAGAATCCAGCGCACGTTACGGCTTACTTCAGCCTTGACTGTTTCCAGCGGCAGGGCTTTGGCTGTAGGGACTTTTTGCGCTGTGAATTCGGACTGAAAGCGGGACAGTTGCAGCGCATGCCAGTCGCTTGCGCCAGCGAAGAAATCGGAGGGGCGGCGCAGCATGTCAGAACTCAGGACGCGCAGTTTGTTGCCATAGCGAAGTTCGACGCGCACCCAAGGGTTTTGCGATTCGCGGCCATACAACTGGTGGCCTTTTTCGTAAATGTTGGTCTGCTTCCCGGCTTCTTTGGATCCGATGTAGAAGCTGCGCTCGCCGCCGTTGGCCCAGTCGCCGACCATGTTGCATTTCAACCGCTTGCCATTGGAATCCATGGCCCCGGCCATGTAATCGGTCTTGACCTGTTCCATGTCATAGCCCATGCCATCGAAGAAGTCGAGAGCCAGATCAGCGCGGGTTAGCTTGGCATCGTGCATATCCAGGATGTCAGCAATTCGGCTATTCCAGCCTGGGGCCGCAAAGGTGCAGGCCGCGCCGTAGAGATTGGTGTGGACCGTTGCGGATTGAGAACTGGCGCGGGGGGAACTGCTAGATGCGAGGAAACCGACCCAACCGCACTCAGCGTCATTGCGATAGATCGACCAGCGGAATTTATAGAAATCGAAGCCTTTGCCAATGACGGGATGGACTTCGAAATCAGGGCCAAGAGCGCCGCAGACTTCGCGGGCAAGGTCGTACGCTTGGTTCATGGCATCCACAAATTCAGGGTCTTGATGCTCTTTGCGGAACGCCAGCACCTGCTGGGTGATTCGTTGCGTTTTCCACTTCACCGGGTCAAACGTCAGGTCTTCCCAGGATGCAGAAGGCGATTCGTCCACGGGCAGGAAGGAGGGGACAACGTTTCGCCGAAAGCAGGTGAACCGGACCCAATCCACATGGACCGGGGTTTTGCTTTCGGTGCGCTCCGCTTGCAACCGCAGCTTGACTTCACCACCATCCAGGACAAGAGCGGAACCGGGAACCGACCGGCCTTGCGCCGGTATCTTGGAATGCTTGTAATTCGGTTTTGCAATGCTGGTCATTGGTCAGCACTCCGAGTGAGGTTATCCCCGTGATTACCATGGGGGATGGACGAAGGCTGCGCCGGGGCAGCGGCAGCGGCTTCGCTTCGCTCGCCGCTTGCCCCGGCGCACAGCGTCAAGCGCTGCTGCGCAATGAGCTCATCCAGGCGCGCGAGCGCCAGGAGGTACGCGGAGGACTGGCGCGGCGCTTGATAGAGCCGTGTCATGATTGCAAACCAAAGAGAGGAACGACCATGAACATGAACGCATTCAATGCGCAGATGAACCAGTTTTTTTTCTGGGCAACCGTTGCGCAACTCGTGGGCGCAGCCGTTGCGCTCTGGCTGATGTACTGGGTAACCAAATCAGCTATCCGGGACGGAATCAAGGAATCAGGCTTGATTGATGCGCTACGCGCACCAAAACCGCCTGAACGTTCACTGCGCGACGTACTGGACAACACTAACGACACGCGACCAATGAACGACTTACGAGCCGACTGACCACGAGGGCCTTGCGCCCTCGTTTTCTTCGCGTTTTCGGCTCTGCGTTGCATCCCAGCCCCTTTGTGTGGATAATTGCGTATCCCGAAAGGAAACTGTATTCCTTCTGGAGACACGCAAATGTATCCTAATTGGAGACAAACATGCAATCAAAACCTGATTATTTAGATCAACTAATCGAAAAAGCCAGCATTGCCGCGGGCAACGACAACAAACTAGCAAAAATGCTCGATGTAAATCGACAAACCGTCAGCAACTGGCGTCATGCAAAAAAGCCATGCCCCGTAGGAGATCAGGTACTCATGGCAGAGATAGCAGGATTGAAAGGCGAAGAATGGGCAGCTCGCGCAATCGTTGCGCAATACGAGGGCACGCCCAAGGGGGACATGCTATTTAGGGCCCTGAAAAAGTCCTTGCCAGCGATTGGCGCGGCGATCGCTTCCGGTGGAGTTCACGCACACGCGATCTGTTCTAGCGCCTCTGAAAGCGTATCGTACTTTATACGATGTATATTATGTTAA